AACTTGTTTACTGTGTTCGGCATGATAATTCCTTTCTACCCATCTTTTTTGGTGTCAAATAAGTTGATAAAATTGTATAAATATATTCCAATTCACCCTTGTTTTCAAGATGCTCTATTAAATCAATAATTTCTTTCTTGTAACCTGTGTTACAATTCTCTTTGTAAACGCATCCACGTTGTAAGCCTAAGTAGTATGATGTTGTAACCAAATCTAATTTATCCCGGCTACAGTCCCGTATAGCGTTGGTTTCTGATACGGTGAGGTCATATTCTTCATTGGCTAAAGCAAGTTCTAATCCTTTTCGGGACAGTTCAATTATTTGTTCTGAGTTCATGTTTTTATGTTCTCCTTTCTTGGTAAATGGTGGCGTGTTCCATGCTTTTTCAAGGTCGAGAAAATATTGTCTGTACAATCTACCTTTTTCGGAACGTTGAATCATGCAAATCTGTTTCGCCATGTCAACTGAAATTTGATAATCAACCATGTTCTGGGCTCCGCCAAGGGTGGGACATTTTTGGTACACCCTTTTCCAATCTACATTTTCTGTAAATCCATACTCAGTCATACGAGGAAACCACTTCCTAAAATCAGTGTTTATTCCCAAACCCTCATGCAAATCCCTTGCGGAGACAGTCGGCTGCTCCGAATCGTAGTTGACAGGAATTAAATTTTCCATCTAGTCACCATTGCAACCGTACTTGATGTACACTTGTTAAAATTTTAGGATAGAAAAATATCAATTTTTTCTTTTCCTGTCATTCCAAGAAAATCCCCTAAATTGTTAGCTTCTTCAATGCCAAACATTGACGAACCATGCATTTTTTTAGTAAATGTCTGCGGACTAACATGGATTACAGCCGCACATTTTTTATAGGTTTGTCCCTTTTCTGCAATCATTTCTTTTAATCTGGTAAGTTTTATCATAACACTCCTTTTCGTCTATATCTGACGATGTTAGATTCTCTGAAAGCATTTTTATCTGCTCCTTTATGCTGGGCTTAGGGTAACAGCCGTATTTTCTGACAGTTGGTAAGACATCATCAAATACCCAATCTTTGAAACGTTCTAATTTTTCAATTCTGGAATTTATCCGGGCATCGTTTTGTGTCACACCCCTAGCGCGTTGGGGCTCCATTGCGAACAAGAGAGAGTAGAAGCCGGATTCGTTAACTATAGTCATTTTCTGTTTGCCGCCTTTAGTTTGAATTGGTGCAGTTCTTTTATCATCATCGGGTACTCTGGCAAGGCTCCGGCGATAATGAGTATCACCGAACGCGGTGCAAACATCTTTACCAACAAACCAGGGTTCTTCATCAATGAGGATTGTTCTCATGCTCCCAAACTCTTTATTAATACAAGTTAAATAGTCCATGCTGTTAGTGGTACACCCCTTTCTATACGATTGATTTCAAATACCATGCATGACGGTTAATGTCTCGGCTACCGTTTCGGTACTTGCTTTCTATACAACCGATTTCAAATACCATGTATTGATATACAGATACATCCGGGCGACTTCTTCATCTGGCAGGAGTGCCAGTAAGTCCGCTAACTCTTTTATCATGGTCTCTTTGTCCTTTATCTTTGTCATTTGTTTCAAGTTCATTGTTGCTCACCTTCGTTCTTTGCTTGATTTTCAGATTTTATAGCCTTAGAGGATAAATAACACCTTGAAGGGGTTATGTACTCCGTAATTTGAGTTATTACTGCATCTACGAGAAATAGAATGCATTTTATGAAGTAGCCTCTTGCCCTACAGTTCGTAAATGATATAGAACTCTAAGGCAAGTGTATGTTTTACTGGTAATTCTCTGTCAGTAATACAAAGGCATTTAGAGGGGCGTAGTTATGAGACCCCGATACAGGGTCATTGTGTGCGACTATATCGCCCCAACTTAGGAAGACCCAAAGAATGAAAGCCGCTGCCAGTGTTATAATTAAATTCTTTGTTACGGTAAATATTATGTTTATCATGGTTCCCTCTTTTCTTTCTACAGAAACCATGATAAATTATATGTGTGTGTTAATTTATACGGTTTCGTGTAGATGCTTTCCCCGTCCAGAAGTGGCTGCTTCTGTATGGGGATTTTTTTAGTTGTCGAAGGCTCCGTCTTTGATTTCTTTTGAATGTTCTAAAATCCAACCAAAATCAACAGGGGATTCTTCGTCATGTGTTCTTGCTTTCAAGTTGCTACTTTGTTCTGCTTTTTGAAAAATAGTAGAGTAGTCAGCTTTTGAATATCTATCAAACATTAAGCTGTTTGATAATGCTGTAGAATATTGAGTGATGCCATCGACTGTGGGGTATGTAGTACATATGTCATTGAATAAGTCTACAATGTCATTGGCTGTCAGTTGTTGAGATTGTGGATAACTAGGAGAGGAGTATTGTGGACAACTTGTCTCGTTTGGTTCCTTCCTCTCTCTTTCCTTCTTTCCCCCATACCCCCTATTATCTATACTCTCTCTATCTTCTACTTTCTCTATACTACTCTTATCTATACTACTCTTATCTATACTATCCTTACCTATACTATCCTTACCTATACTAACCTGTTCCGACGTTTTGTCGGCAACTCGTTGACATTCTTCCGACATTTTGTCGGCATCTTGTTGACAAGGTTCTGACGAGTTATTAAAAATCAAGTATTTCCCTTGTTCATCAACAATCAGTAGTCCCTTTTCATCAGTGAATATGGTTTTAGTTTTTCTACTTGGCTGTATCTTGTTTTGCATTTCCCAGTGAGTTACAACTACTACGCCGCTTTGAAAACTTATCAAGAATCCTTTGGCAATAAGCAATTTTAACGAGTCCTTGCTAAAGCCGGTCATTCTTCTAATAGTCTCCGGATTTCCTACAAATCCTTCATCGTCTGCATTTAAAACAAGATGCATATACAAAGCCTGTGAGTCTGCTGGCATTTCAAAAAATGGGTCTGATTCAACGACCGTTTTGTTTAACATTCGTCTATTTGCCATTACTCATTGCCGTCCTTCCTTCCGCTGTACATTCTTTCATTAAAATAAGCCTGGCTTACCTTTCCCCGGAAAGTAAGAAAACCTTTCTCTGCTAACTCTTTATTAAGCTGTGCAATGATTTTATAGCTCTTACTCTCTGAAATACCGCACAGGGCGGCTACTTCTTTAGCGGTATACACCTGCTTAGTCATACTTATGCATCTCCTTTCTTGCTTCTTCAATCATCTGCATTAACTCCCAATGTCCTTTTAAAAATTCTTCATGTCTCTTTTGTTCTTCGTCTAACAAGTCTTGTAAAAACTGTTCTAACTCTTTATTCTCGTCTGCCATATTCTCACCCCCTTTAAAGTTCTTTAGCTTCTTACCCTTAATTTCGGCTTTAAAATCCTAAGAGGATAAATAACACCTTGAAAGGGTTATATACTCTGTAATTTGAGTTACAACTCAATCTACGAGAATTAAAACGCATTTTGTGAAGAGCAGTGCTTCCTTGCAGTTCGAAATGATATGAGACTCTTAGGGCAAGTATATGTTTTACCTATAATTTCCTCTGTGTCCTGTAATCTGTGAACCTCTTTCAATTTCCATTCTGAATTAACAGACTTAACTTTTTTATCAAGTTTCGTCATGGTTGTGCTGTCAGAAGTATAAATAACTGCCATGTCACTGTTTCGCATAAAAATTATATTAGTTTCTTGTTCGTGGACTGGTAAAGCCACACTATCACTCCTTTCATCCGATACCGCCGCCCGGCTGGTGTTATTAGTTATCGGTGTCAATAAGGTCTAGGACATCTACTCCAAGAACTTTAGCAAGTCTTCCGGCTGTTTCTGGCTTAACGTTCTTACCCGTCATAGCATTGGTAAGTGTTCCGGCTGGAAATCCTGCCGCCACAATCTCTTTCTGTCCCATACAGGCCCTCGCTTTAGCAAGTTCTAATTTCTTTCTGTTGATTTTCATTCGTTTTACCACCTTTCAAAGTTGTATTTTCTACACTTTGAATATTATCACCACTTTTTATAGTTGTCAATCATTTTTCACAACTTTTTTTGGTTGTATTTGACGTTATTGCGTGGTAATATATAATCAAAAAGGAGTGCATAAAAATTTATGAGTTTTTCAGATAGATTAAGACAAGCACGCAAAAGGCAGGGGTTAACACAAGAAGAGCTTGGTAAAAAAAGCGGACTTTCAACATATACCATTCAACGCTATGAATACGGGAAATTAAATCCAAAGAAAGATACAGTAGCCAAACTTGCTACAGCTTTAAATCTTGGATATGATTACACAAAAAGCGGTGAGCCATATTTTTACACTTTCGTTGATACCGTACCAAGTCCAGAATATGAAGATGCCGAAGATTTTAACCAAGAACAGTACCGAAATGCAATAGAAAAAGCATTAGAAGATGTAACTTCGTCAACGATAGGAGAAAAAATAAAAGGAATTAGAAAAGAAAGGGGGTTAACACAAAAAGAACTAGCAAAACAAACAGGACTATCTTTAGATTCTATACAGGGATATGAGCAAAATAAATATAAGCCTAGATTTGAACAGCTTAAAAAAATCACTACTGCTTTACATTGTAATGCAGGCGAACTTTTAGATAATCGCCTTACTATGATGATTACTTCTCCTATTTCTGTGAAAGATGGGGTTTTATTTTTGGAAAACTCTTATTTCGATTCTAAATTTGGAACAGGAGACATATATAATTTGCTTGATGATATTCATAAAAAGAAATTTTTAGAAGCTATTTCAAAGCAATGTGGAGAAGAAATAAAGGAGGTCAAATTTTCTCCAACCAGATTTTCTCCAATCAGATTAATGGGACCATCTACTGAAAAAGTAAGCAAGCAAGATATGGTTTCTAAAAAAATAAATAACAATCTGAAAAAATTAAACAAGCAAGGCCAAGAAAAACTATATAACTACTCATGTGATTTATTAAAAATCCCTGAATATAGAACTGACACCCCTCCTGATCAGGAAGAAACCGTTCCAGATGAAGCACTATCACCCAACCAGAAAGAACCAGATAAGAATTAATTCCCAGAATCCGGCCAGAGTACAACGCCGCTCCCTACTTGGGAATTACGCTGTCTTTTACTTTTGTGCCGGTACAATTTTCTTGTAGAAATTAAAATAGCACCCCTGTCTTCAGGAGTACTATAAAATTCATTTACTACCGCTCAAAGAGGGTGTCTATGAATAACATATGAACATTTTTATTATATGCTGCGTTTGATTTCGTGTCAAACAATACCTTGAAAATATAATATACTTAACCGGGAAGCCGGGGGACGTGCTGCACCCGTTCCGAGCCTGTTCGGAGGTGGTGCTATATGAGTACTTATGAAGAATTACAACTCATTGTATCCGTTGCGGTGCTTATTGTTGCAATACTTGATTATACACATAAAAAATAGCCGTCCTGCTCCCTGGAAAGAATAGAACGGCTATTTAACAAATAGTTTTAATTCGCCGGGACGGGTAAGTTGCGTTTACCTTCCGGCTTTCCTGTTAAGTATATTATATTCTATGCCGCTCCTGTTGTCAAACAGAACAGGTGTGCAAAAATAGCTATGAATATACTTTCATTCACTCCAATGCCGCCGATCAGCACAGAAAGGAATGATAAATTTATGCCAGCATATTACAACGAGGAAAGTAAGAAATGGTATTGTAAATTTTACTATAAGGATTGGCAGGGAAACCGCAAACAGAAGAAAAAGAGCGGTTTTGAACGTAAGAAGGATGCT